AGTCATAGATTTTAAAACCAAAGACAACATTGAAGGCAAAGATCCAAGTAAGTTAGTCTTTGATAATCATGGTATGCAATTATCAGCTTATAGTGCATTACTTGGCATAGATAAGCCAATACGAGTTTCTATCTTTATTGATAGGAAAAACCCTTCTGTGATACTCCCTTATGTGTGGGATAGGGATAGTCATACGAAGCATCTTAAAATGTTCTTAGCTTTATTAACATTTTGGAAGATGAGCAAAAATTATGATCCCACCATTTCATCTAAGGAGGGAAACTAATGGGTGAGAATATAATGGGTCAAATCACTGCAAAGTATGACCCAAAGAAACCAGGCGATAATTATACTGTTTACATACAAGGTAGTGAAGGTACTGATTATCGTGTGTATTTGCCTAAATGTGATTATGGCAAAGATGATGTTGTTGAAATAAAATCTGCAACTCAAAAAACAAGCGGTAAAGGTTCTGTTTATTATCAAGCTAATAATATAGCTTTACTTGGTGATGAACCGAAAACAAACGGACATACAGAACCAACAAGACAACCAATAACGAACAGTACAAGTAGCACACTAAGTAAAGGTGAAGAGATGCTTGTAACTGGTATATGGACAAGATCAGTTACATCTAATAAAACACCTGAACAAGTTGCAGCTCATGCTGATGCTGCGTTGGCTTATATAAAAAGGTTAATAGGAGGTAATGATGAACCATTCAACGACCAATTCTGATAAAGATAAGAAAGTTGAAGAGTTGCTCAAAATAATACGAGGAGCTGAAAAACTTGATAATCTTACTAAACGTCTCGAAGATTTTAATAGAGACACAAGAGAAATATATAAAGATAAGCACCTATGAGTCATAAAGACTTCCACCTCAAGTACCCTCAATGGCTTAATGGCGAGTGGTCAATAGGGTTGGGGTCTTATCTTTTTAACAATACAAATACAGTTCACGTTTACTGCGATTATCGTAAGAAAAACGGAACTAAGCTATGGGATTCTTACTTAGTTTGTACGAAGAAATTTGCAAGTAAGTTTCCCCTTACTCCCCTGAAAAGCAATCCAAAGGTCAAATTATATCGTATTCCATATCAGGAACTGCTCACGTTCCATAATAGTATCAACGATAGTGCAAAGCCTTTGGTTGCTTTGGAAGAACCCAAAGAAACTAAAAGACTTACAAACAAACGTGAAGGTCAATACATTGAGATTATGTACGAACAAAAGCATAAATTTAACCCCTTTGCAATGGCAAGAGAATTTGCTAAACAACCTAATGCACAAATATATGTACTTGATGGCAAGGGTAGGTATGAGTGTGCAGGAGCAATAATAGAACCTTATGATAACGGAAAACCAAGTACAAGAAGCTCTTGATTGGATGATTAAGAATGAGGATGCTTTAGCAGCAGCTAAAGCTGCCTACCATGATCTTGATAGATTTAGCAAAACAATAAAAGCAGAACTCATGTCTAAGATTAGTAGCAATATGTCTGTTGCTGCAAGAGAAACAGAGGCACTAGCCAATGAAGAATACAAAACACATCTGGATAATCTTCGTATTGCAGAAGAGCAATATCTTAAATTAGAATACAAGATGGATCATAACAAACTTATTTGTCAGTTATGGCAGACTATCTCAGCTAATAAAAGACAATCAGTCTAGTGTCTACTTATAATGAATTTTTCAACAATACCGAAAGTCTAACTGCTGAAAGTCTGTTATGGGTGTCTGTTATAGTCCAAGCCATACATGATGCACGAATAGATTTTAATGATGTTAAAATTTATGATGCACCTAAAAGCAGAAACAGACTGAAGTTTTATGTGACTGATGCAGATGGTTACATTTTATCTCAGTCAAGAATGAAAAAGTTTTATGAATGTATTACTGCTCGTTTATGGTTTGAAAGACAGCAAGATGATTACGAAATGGTTTGTGCTATGTCAGGAATGAACCAAGACTATGTTTACAGAATGTATACGAAAGTATTAGAAGATGACGATATTGACCCTGTTTCTATGTTGAAACAATTTATGAAACACTAATCAATAATTTTTACAATACGTAAACGACCCATGTCATTTTCTAGCTCGACCTTTAAGTTTTTACATTCTATTCTTATGCCTTCTTGCTCTTCACCTATTGATCTTGATACAACTCTTTTTTGCGATAAACAATCAGACATTCCATTAGGAAAAGGCACATATTCTATTACTGATCCATTTTGAATCATCATCATTACAAATACCATTTCTATCATCAGTAAGTTCCGTTCTTTTCTTCTAGGTCTATTATTCTTTCTTCGTGAAACTGTATAGTCATGTCATTCTTTTTAATGTTTGGTACTTCAGTTTCAATCTTTTCTTTTAGTTTATCTTGTTCCTTCGATAGAAACTCCAACAACATAAACTGTTCTTGGTCGATAGGCTTTTGCGTTGATGCCTCAAGTAAATCTTGTTGCATTAATTGTAGTTCAGTCTCAATAATGTTTAATCTTTCAATTACTCCAAATCCAAACCACGCTCCTACAATACAAGCTCCTACGATACTGAGCAAGTTACGCATTGGCATAGATACAGAAGTGTTGTCTGAAATTTTCATACTTCGTCTAACTCTCTACCTTCACAAAAGAAAGCCCATGTTCTAAGGTTTTGACCATTTCTTTTGCCATGAACTTCTGCAAGCTCATAAACTAATTCAGCTTTATTCCAGAAAACATAGTCTAAACACTCAACTTTACCACTGAACGTCTGTTCAGAATATGTACTGTAAGATGGTCCTTCAACATCAACGTGCCACAGCATAGCTGTTATAATCCAGATCATTTCTTACTAAAGAATTTAGATGCTCCACGAATTCCAAATGAGGCTGATACGATCACGCCCAAGGTGTACTTGTACCAGTCAGGGGTCATGGCTAAAGCTGCAAAACCTCGTTCAACATACTCTACAGTAAACGGTAAAAAACAGAGCAACAAGGGTATTGAGAACAAGATGGTTAAATATTCGTCTTTCCAAGATTCTCTGCTACCTTTGATAGCTTCAACATCCCAGTCTATCTCTCCTGCGATTTGTTTCTTTTTCAGTTCTGTCTCTGCTTTGATCGCAGTTAGTTTTTGTTCTGCTTTTGCTTTTTTGGTTTCCATGTAACCACCAATAGCATCACTAGCCACTCCTAAGAGTGGTTTGATTAACATTTGTAACATATATATCCTTATAAATTTTGTATGATATGGCTAAGCTCTATACAACGAGCAGGTGTTTGTTTATGCCATAAGCTGTCTCTCATCTGTGAACCAGCTTCTTTGAAATCGCATTTGCTTAGTGCTGTAAACATTTTGCGAAATTTTCTTACCCCACTTTGACCAAGTTGAAAACACATCTCAGTCAAAACTCCTTCCACGATATATTTCTTCTTATCATCTAACTCAGAAAAGTCTGTACCAGTAAGATGTTCATATATAAGAGTTGTTGCACCATCATGTGCTTTTGTAAAATCTTGATCGAATAATTTTTCCCAACCATCTTGCGTTGTTGGTATTTCTTCACCGTCTAATATCTTATGTCCGTAACCACCAGTCTTATGTCCTTCTGTGCATAAGTACGGTTCTAGTCGATAACCTTCATGCCCTTTGATGCGTTCTTTAATATCGTTCATTTGATCGTATATCCTGACGGTTGTGTAGATAGTTTAGGTAGTTTGTCAGGTTGATTTCCTTGTAAAATATCTTCTATTTCTTTGTGTAAATACCAAACAACAGAACCGATAATGCTATCTCTAGTAAATGTTTCTGAAATTTCTTTTAACGAGCATCCATACTGTAAAAGTAAAGATACAGCTTTACCAGAGCTGCGTAGCTCTCTATCTAATGTTGACTCTGATTTCTTTGTTTTGACCCATATCGCTACTGGTGTTATGCCAGTTTTTGAGAGAATGTGATCTAATTGAGCAACAATAGGCATATCGTCTATTATCATACGAACATTTACGGATCTCATCCTATTTGGAATATCCATTCGCACCACGTTATTCATAATCTCTTTCTATTATCATTTCCAGGTAATGTATAGCTTTTTCTATATCTTCCTTTTTACCCTTGTATTTGTGCCTACAAACATATTTTATCACATTACCCTCTGCATACGGTAGATTATTAATATTTATAAACTCTGCTGGTTGTATGATAAATTTTTTGTAATGATCGCCTTTTATTTGTTTATCTAGTGTCTTCACGGACACACTTTATTCCATCTTCCACCTTTGTTCAACACCATTGGCAATAATTTTGGTTGACTGTCTATAATAATACCACAACCAATGATCGGTCTATCTTTAAATACTTTGTCGTAAGCGAAAGCCAGTGCGTCTTTGTCGATTAAACAACCGACCTGCATACACCATAGAAGGCTGTTGGGGTTGCCCCAATACGATATGCCATACTTGGTATGAAAATGACCTTGCACATAACAAGTGCCTTGTTTCTGTCCTACTGCCATTATGTTTGCTGATTTACCATGATGAAAGTGTACGTCATTACCATCTGGTAATCGAATAGTAAGTTCGTTATGCCATTTCCAACCTTTGCCTACTTCTAAGACTTGGTTGTAATCTCTTATGTATGCTTTAGGTAACCCAGCTTTAAAAGCTCTTCTGTATGCAAGACTACCATGATTAGAATGTAGTAAGTCTACATTGCTCCACAGTTTTTCTATTTGGTGTATTGTTTCTCTAGCCTCGTAAAGTTCATCACCTGCACTTGGCAAGTCAGGATCTTGTCCATGAAAATTTAGACCGTGTTTGTCTGTTTCATCTCCAATGTGAACTATTCTATCAGGCTTATATTTTTTTTTAATTGATTTTAAAAAAGGGATTAAATCAGGATGATGGTAAGGCGAATGAGTATCTGAGATCACAAGTATGCTCTTGTTTGACATACCTTTTTTTACTTGATTGCACCTATACGTGCAATACTACATCAAAGTCCTAATTATTAGGTAGCACATTTGTAAGAAAACAGTAGTTCCTATAAACCATACAAGAGTTCTCAGTTGTCTCATATCTTTTTCAATATGACATAAATGATTATCTTTTAGAGTTGTTAGTTTTTGATCTAACAGTTCTAGTTTACCCTCTATACGGATAATAGCTTCTCTGTTTTCTTGTTCCATTAGATAGTTTGATTAGCTTTAAAGTCTGCCCACGCAGTTTTTACAGCATCAGTCCATACAGCATTTGCTACTGCTTGTACTTCTGCATCTTCACCAGATATATCATCATCAGGGTGTTTAACGTGTCTGTGTGGTGAACGTGATATTTCTTTGTCATCTTCTTTGATAACAGTATCAGTCCTAACTTGTATAGCTTTGTATTGTCCAACGACCTCTATCTTTGCTATTTCTGTTTCTTTTGTTATTGCCATTGTTTTCTCCTTATTAAAATTATTTATGCTGTTTTATATGTAATTGTAAAATTTATATCTGAATCAGCAGCAGTGGTTAAATTTGAAACAGTTAAAGTGCCATCAGTTGAAGAATCAACTACGTTTCTAAATAAAACTCTTGTGGAATTATTATATGCGGCAGTTGTAACATAACCAGTAAAGTCTACTGAATCAACTTCAGCAATCCCTACTACATGGCTAAAAAAATCATTTGAAACTGAAAAAGGTAGTCCTTGAAATTCTAAATTGTTGCTTGATGTCATTCCACTTTTAGTAATATTAAACATATTAACCATAACCGTAACCACATTTCCTACTTTTACATAAACACCAGTTTTATGTCCTATTGAAGCTGTATTTCCACCAGATTGTGCGTCAGACAGAACTGGTGTAAAAGTACCTTCCTCATAATCATCAAGCAAGTTAGATGCTGTAGCAGTAGTTACACCTAAGTGTACACCTTTACCAGATGCACTAAATGTTATGTTATCTGTTAGTGTTGCTCCACCATCTTTTAATGTTACGCTATCAATAGCCACACCATTAGCTGATGTCTTTTCTGATATTGTATCTACTCTTATTTCACTCATTCTGCATTCTCCAATTCTGTAATTCTGGCTTCTAACTCCTGTATAGTTTTAACCATTAGTGGCACGAGTTTTGATTGATCGATTCCTTGAGGTTTGATATTTCCATCTTCATCAATTTCATCTTTTTCGCCTGATATAGCTTCTGGTACGATGTCTGCTACTTCATGTGCAAGAAAACCATTTAATGTTGTGTTTTCGTCAGCTTTAAAATTAAATTGAGCTGGTTTTAACTTTTTTAATTCTGTCGTTGCATCAAAGTCATAATTTACATTTTCCTTTAAACGATAATCAGAAGTCGTTGAAAAAGTTGTTCCAGAACCGCTTGTTGTTACTTTACCGACAACTCCATTACCATTAACAAAATTTATTAAATCATTACCTCCTGTTGTCGTGGTTGCAAAAACAGCTTCCATTCTTGAATTTGTGCTTTTAACAAAACCCACTCCTCCATTTGAAGCACTTGGAGTAGTTTTACAACCGATACCAACAAAATCAGTACCAGCATCAACAACTAAAGCATCATCTAAGCCATTTGACTCAACTCTTAGGTTCATGTCAATTGAGTCTTGATTAAATACAATTTCAGTATTTTGAATATGTAACAAAGAATTACCACCATCGCCATCGGTAAAAGTTAAAGCACCTTGCTCAGAACCATTTGTTACAACATTTGCTCTTGCAAATAGTGAAATAAAATTTGTTTCGTTTCCAGCAGAATCATCTCCACGAAAATCTACTCTACCCAAAAAATCTCCATCTGCTGGTGAAGCAGAGTCTTTTACAAAAACAATATCTGGTGCGGTAGCTGACCCATCATCAGTCGAAATTATCCGAAAATTGTTAACATTTCCAGTAGTGGTAAACTCAGCACCACCAGCTACATTGAAATTAGTATTTAAAGTAGAAGTTCCAAATCCCACGACACCATTTGAGCCTTGCACAAAAAAAGCATGAGTATTATTGTCAGATTCTACTCTAAAATCTATATCTGCACCAGCTTCATTGAATACTGTATTACCTGTTGTAGCTGTAATGCCTCCATCTTTAATAGTCAAACCATCTATGCTTACACCATTTGCACTGGTATTTTCACTAATAGTGTCTACTTTAATTTCACTACTCATCCTTAGTCTCCTTTAATTCTTCTTTTAATATATTAATATAGCCTTGTTGGGCAAATCTTAGATCCTGCATTTGTTTAGATACACGCACTACTTCTTGTAAAGCCTCTTTAGCTTTGTTAGATATTTTAGTTTCGTCATATTCTTTGTTGTCTAGTGTAAACATTATCGCACCAACCATTCTTCAACACTATCACTAATGTCTCTCATTTTAATCCAGTTAGTTCCAGTCTTTTCATTTTTGTTTATTGGTATCTGACCAAGTAAACCAATTATAACCCATTCTTTTCTGTCTTGTCTTTTTACATATTCAGTATCTTCATTCCAATCAGGGTTTTGTTTTTTTCTTTGTTGTGTTAATACTTTTGCATCTGCTGGTGCAGTAACGCCTTCAGGAATAAAATCAGAAGGATATGAGTGGTTTTTTGTTGTAATAGAACCGTCTTCATTATTAATAGTTTCAGTCCATTCTTTAACTGTGTAATCTTCCCAAATAAAAACACCAAAATCATCTGTTAAATATTTATCAGTCCAATGATTCCAAGCTGTGTTACCAATCGTCATAGAACATTTACCATCTTCTTTTGGTCTAACAACACCAATGATTGCTGAAGCGTCATCACTAGAAGTAGATGCTCTAACTTTGTTGCCATCTAATACAACTGTTTTTCCAATCTCAATACCATTACCATCTGCTGTTTCAAAATACTCAGCATAGTCTGCACCACTCCCTGAAAAAGAACCATCTGCTGACATAGTACCAGCAGAAGTCATTTGAAATTCTAAATCAGCACTTGATGCATTATTTGAATATGCTTGTAAAAAATCCCAAGCTACATTTGAGGCTCTATCACAAAACCATCTCATAACACTTTCATCAGCAGAGCTGGTGTCGTATTCTATTTGCACACAGTTTTCATCTGATTGGTCTTGAAGTATTCTTACTTTGTTTGATTCTGTGGCAACTCCAATACCAATGTGACCTCCAGAACCAATACGCATTCTTTCAGATCCAGCGTTAGCACCATCGGCTGTTGTATGAAACTCTATTCTTCCTGGCATATCATCAGAACCAGTTGCCTTATCTACATCAACTCTAATACTAGCTCCCTCAACAAAGTGTGTGCCATCTGCCCCTTGAAAAGAAATAATACCCAGTTGATCATTATTTTGAGCAATAGTATAACTATCAGGTGTCCCATCTCTTTGTTTACCTAATACAAACATAGCAGCACCCGCATCATCCGCACCGTAAGTAAGTGCGGTCATTCTACCTGACGTATTGTCTGTTCCAAATATTTCAAAATTTGGAACTATACTTGTGCCATTAAACCATTTTGTTGTTGCAGAACTTTTATTTATTAAAATTCTGTCCGTGCCTCCTTCAACAAATAACATGTGTGTATTATTATTAGATTCTACTCGAAAATCTATATCTGCTGAACCCTCGTTAATTGCAAACTCTCCTGCTGTAATAGATGCTATGTTTACACC